CTATGTTGACTACCTTGCGCAACGCGTCACGTGGGACCAACACAACGCGGCCGGTGCGATATGCGTCATCGGGCATGAGCATGCCGTCACGCACCTTAGACTTGGCTTCATCGACTTCGATTATCGCCACGAGCCCCTCCTGTGCGGCTTTGGCATGCGCGTCGCACAACCCCCAGCCCGTGACGGTGTCACGCTCGAACCTGTTTTGTAGGCCTTTGTCTAGTAGGACCGCGCCGGTGCTGTACTCACAACCGCACGTAATACAGACTTTGGACTCCATAGTCACGTAAGATTTTTCACTCATGCGGGCTGCTCCATGGTGAGGGATCGATCATCACGATAATAACGCATGTCCATGCGACGAAATACGCGAACCAAAAATAAAGATCATTCATACAAGCTCCTTGCAAAGTGCATCGAGATATATTTGCCAACGGCTTTTGCCGTCAATGGTGTCCAGTTCTGTCCACGCCCAGCCGTTCGGTTCAGTATATGGACCTTGCCATTTGTTCCAGTAGCTGTAGTCGATGTGGGGCGCATCCTTCATAATATTCAGGATATCGCCCAATAACATCGTTCTCATGGCAGGCTCCTGATACTACGCGGGCTGTAGAAGCAACCGCATAAAGTAATCGAATGTGAAGAAAGCGCCAACGCCAGCGCCATAGCCATCGCCATCGCCATAGCCATCGCCATCGCCAGCGCCAGCGCCAGCGCCAGCGCCATAGCCATCGCCATCGCCATCGCCAGCGCCATAGCCATCGCCATCGCCAGCGCCAGCGCCAACGCCATAGCCATCGCCATCGCCATCGCCATAGCCATCGCCAGCGCCATCGCCAGCGCCATCCTTAAGTCCTGCTCCGAGTGTGCGCGTTTCTGAGTGCGCCTCGGGCCTTACAGCTTCCACTTGGTCTCGTCGCACGGAATCGTGAAACGAACCTGTTTAAGCTGAATGAATGCAACGCCGAGTTTATCAAGCACCGTCTGCTTGGTCGGACCATTGAATGCGATCTCACCAAGACCCCTGGTGGTTCCCCATCGACGAATCACGTGTGCGTTGGTAAGCTGGAGGGCACCGCCACCGAGCGTTGGCTCGCCGATTAGCACCCAGCCTCCTTCACACACTACGATCTGAACTTCTCGCATGTGATACTCCTGTCGCATGTCCCTTGAGATAGTAAATCCATGAACTGGCCGCTATCCACTGCGAGTCCCACACTGTACCGTGTATTGACTCGGGCGGTAATTGCACATTCCAATGTATGTCCCCATCGATGTGCAACACATCTCCCAATACCATTGGTTGCATGATATCTCTCCAAAAAGAAAGCCCGCTCAGTCATTCTCGCCGGTATTCACCGGATGTAACGGTCGTGCTGCAGCAGCCGTCTGAGCGGGCTGGAAACTACTCCCACAAATCAGATTTGCATGTAACCCGTGGATGAGGCCGTCAGGCCGAACCGGGGTTTATAACAAATGCAGGTGGAAGTACCCGTAGCCGGTCACTGCCAGCGAGGCAGCCACGACCACGTATCGCCAATTGCGTCCCAGGAAATTCACCACACCCTGCACCTTCGAGCTTGAAGTGAGTATATGCGCTGCCGCCGTATCGGCCTTTACGGTCGATGCAGGGCTGGCCGAGGCTATGATCGCCACTGCCGCGTCCACTTCTGCTTGGTGCTTGGCGATGTCGGCGCTGTGGGCCGCAACGTGCGCTTGGAGAGCGGCTACGACCTGTCCTTTGGCTTTGGTCACGTCTCCTACTAGAGATGCGACTTTGGCGTCCAGGGCTGCGATGGTACTCGCAGCTGTCGTAACAATATCAATACTCGATGTTACTGTTGCCATGGTCTTGGTACCTATTCAATGTGATCACGGGAGAGTCCGCGATGGCATACTAATGCTCGCAGGCTTTCTTGTCATCATATTGAGCGCAGCGCGGTTCAATGGGCTGGCGTCCCAGTCGAGGAACCGCGCTGCGGTCTCGCAGCCTGTGGTCTTCAATTTGGGCTACAGGCACCCTAGGTACTCACAAAATGTACAAGCACACGTGGAGGAGTCCTACCCATCCGGCCAGCCTAAAGGCTTCGGTTGACGTGTGGCGAGGCATTCGGCCTATCGAGCGTAATTCATCCGTGGTCTCCTGCTGCTATAGAATTGGTGGCAGTCATGCCCCGGCTGCCAGGGGGTTATTCTTTGAATGGGATGCCGAGCATATCCCAACGGAGTCTGGCTAAGTAACACTTCCAATAATTAAATACAAAGCGCGGCTCGGGTCCATAAAAATGATCCCACTGCCCTTGTTCGGTTTGGCTGTTCCATGCGGATGCCGAGCCTATGGGCATGTTATTCGGCACAGGCCGATCTTCGACGTGGAACAGATCACCAAAGACCATGGCGCGCATGTGTTACTCCGCTTGAGGGCGCAGGAACGCAGGTACGGTGCTGATGTACCAGTCTTCGAAGCAGGGCGGGTCCGGGTTGGGTTCTTTATGGAACCTGATCCATGCCCTGATCATGCGCGCCATCGCGCAGTCCGTTGGCTTACCCGGCGCTAGGTCCTGGTTCATTTGATCACTCCTGTTAGTTCGCGGACGCGGCGGCGCAGATTGCCTATCTCTGCTCGGGCTACCGAAAGATCATGGCTTTGCTTCACCGACTGACGATGAAGATCCTGATTGTCTTTGATCACTGCTGCCAAGACATTGGTAGCAATGATGGTACGTTCATTATCGAACTTCTGGGAATACGTCTGTATGTATCTAAGTGTGTACATTGGTAGCGCCGTCCGTTTGTCTGAAACTGCCGTTTGATAGCGCTTGCATGATAAGCCGTTGTATAGACTAGATCAATAGGAGTTTTGTAGCCTTGGCGGGCTAATCCTAGAAAATCGCCCTACGCGGGCTCGGGGCGAAGCAGCCCGCCGCGTAACTATGGTGCACTGCACATAAGGCTAATTGTCCCTAATACCTATTATATATAGATACAAAGATACAAAGATACAATATAGGATATAGAATATATAAGAATCAATGACTTAGCGCTGTCGGTTTGCCGCCCCCTGGTGCAAAACGTGCGCGACATAGCTACAGCATATCCTGAAGACCCTGACAATAGCCCGCGTAGATTACTACGCGGGCTACATGACAAGACCCTGCTATCAAGCAGCGATCAGTTCGCGCGCCGTGGCTACCAGCTTCGACGCGAATTCTCGCGCTTCGGCTGATACCTTGGGGGAGCCGTCTTTGTTGGTTTCGGTGCTGGTTGCTTTCTTCTCCAGCATCTTGACCAGAAGCGCGACCGTGAGCGTTGTCGGCACGGGCTCGGCGGTGAAGTCACCGAATGTGATCGCCATTGCGCCGATGATGTTGAAGTCCGCGTCGCTGCGATCCTTGCTCAACTCGCATTCCCAAACACGTCCTTCGCCTTGCTTGGCGTTGAGCTTTTTGCCGCTGAAGTGTTTCAGCCACGCGACGATGCCCTGCTTGCGCTGGCCGTTCGGCAAGCCGTTCAGCAAGGGCAACAACGCCGTGTAGTCGCCATGCTCGCGGGTATGATCGAGAATCGAGCACAGCACCACGTGAAGCTCTGTATCGGTTGCGCGGGCCATCGCCACAATCGCTTTGACCTTCGAGCCAATCTGTGACCGTGAATATAAGTTCATGACAGAATCTACTGGGGGTATGAATTGCGGTAAGTGTAATCCCAGTCCGGGCTGCTGACGCGGCCCGGACTGGGATTACACTTTGATGCTTCGAGTGTTGCGCATCCGTGCGTCAGGAATCCGCATAGAGTCTTGATAGTTCGAGCGGCCCTGAGATTGATTCGCGACGCGCTCCGCTAGACTCAAGTCTTTGCGGACAGCGAAACAGCGGCCGCCAACGATGACGACCTTCTTGCCATGTACTTCGATCATGTGTTGCTCCGAGGGTTATTCTCTCAAGCCCGCGAAGTGATCTCACGAGCTTGAGAGAATAACCCCCAAGTTAGCGCTTTTTCGGTTTCCCGGATGCTTGCTGAGTCAATCGTCCCATGACGAATTGCTGGCACAGTCTGCGCGATGTAGCGGGCCAGGAGTCTTAGACCTTGAGTTACAAGGTATCTGGCGTGATGTGTCACACGTCCCGCGTGGTGTTTGTCGGAGCCTACGGGCTGCGAGGCTTGCGCCCTGGCAGTCATTCAGCATTCCCGCACCATGCTCTAGCATGTGCCGCGTCATCAAGGTTTCGAGCCGGGTTCCTAGCTGCGGTTGTCGATTCCTCAGTTAGTGGGATTTTCGGTGCATTATGTTAAGACCCCTTGGGTGGATGGACCAGGGGGGAGGGGGTGCCAGTCCGCTTCATCTCCTTCGCACATATTTTTGACTTCAAAAGCACTTTGAGATAATGTATGTATATGGCGAAGTAACGCAGCATGTTCCACGTGAAACAATTAACCCCGGATTTTTGGAATCACTCATGCGAAGCCCGCGAAGAATTGCCGGAAGCGATGCTCGCTTTGGCGACACTACTAAACATCCGCGTGATCATAGACCGTTATAAAGTATCCCCGAGGTTCTTCACGATTTTGTTCATACGAAGAGCGATAACGCCTTCCGATATAGTTGCCTATGTACATTGCGAAGCACGATTCGAATGGCTGCCAAACGAAGCGGCGTGGCTCGAACTGTTCACACAACTTTGGCCAGGAGTCTGAGATGGCTTTAGATAAACCTATAATCGAAGCGATGAAGCCCTCTATGCGGGGTGCGCGGATTATCAACACGCCTGTGCCGGAAAACATCGTACCAATTCTGGAATTGCAGGGAGCCTGCGCAGTACCATTCATCGACGGCGACGATGTTCCGCATTGGGAGGTCACGACAAGCGATGGGCTGTGCTACATCAGGGTTCAGCAGGCATACATCGGCGATGCCGAAGGCACCTGGCGCGAACTGATCGGACATTTGTTAGACTATGCCAAAACCAAAGGAGGTGAGTGAGATGAGCGCGTTCAAGAAACTGCAAGGCAAGATCGAGCGAAAGGAGAAACTTCCCGCTTCGCGGGCTGCTGCGATTGCTGCCAGTATCGGCCGCAAGAAATATGGCCAAGCCGGCATGACGCGAAAAGCGGAAGCCGGCAGGAAAGGGAAGAAGTAACATGCCGTGGACACCGAGCGATGCGGCACGAAAGACGCGAAAAGCGTCGAGTGCCAAAAAGAAAAGGCAGTGGCGTGATGTAGCCAACGGCGTGTTGAAGAAGACTGGCAACGAGGGCCGCGCGATCCGTGAGGCCAACGCTGTCGTAGGAAGACGCAAGTGACCGGCGTATATCGGGAACTATCCGGGCTAGTTAATCACCCGATACCCGATGATGCCTCTTACAGGCCCCAGCCGGTGCTTGCCCCGGAGATCACTGCGTTGCTGGGTGTGGCGGGCTGCACGGCCAAATGGACCGGGTTTATTTGGAAAATCGTCCTAAATGACAGGCAGTGGGCAGTTAGCACCAAACTGGTGACATTTGACGACTGGCGCGCCACCATTACGGCAGTTGTTGAAGCCGGGGGGCGGTTCTTGTAGGATTGCTCTTGTACGTACATACGCTCTTGTTTTCTAACCTATAGGTGAACAAAATGTTGACTCGATTCAAAGTTCTTCTGGCCTCTGCTGCGCTTGCCCTCGGCCTTGCCGGGTCGGTCACTGCTCAGCACGCTGATGTGGGCTTCAGCCCGACGACCAATCTTCAGGGCTTCCCCGGCCTTGATGTGTCACTCGGGACTCCTCCTACCGTCACCGGTTGCAATACCTCGGCCCCCGTGGTCGCTGGTGGAGCGAGCGCTGGTCGCATTACCACGGTCGGCACGACCGCGTGTAACCCTGTCCTGACCTGGACCATCCCGAAATTGGGCGCTGGCGGAGCCGTCGGTACGGCGGGTAGCGGGTATTCACAGTCTGCCTTCGCTCCGGTGTTGCTGGGCGTGCAGTGCTGGGTGATTGACATCACTACGACCGCGAAACTATTCGCGCAATCTGCGACGGCGTATACCGCCCCGACAGTGACTGCGAATGGTTCGATCTCCTGCACGACCACTGCATCGGCGGTTATTGTGTCTGGCGATGTACTGCTGTTTACAGCGGCGGCATTCTGATCATGGCTTCCAAAAAGAAGTCAGAGCCGAAGCAGCCGATGAATCCCCCGAGCAAACCGGGTGGTTTTCGGAACAAGGCGATCAAAGCGAAGTCGTGATTTCTGAGCCCACCTAAGACGTGGGCTTTTCTTTGCCCTTGACGAACCACATACACACGTTATACTCACTCGATGCGCAAATCGCATCTGCACAACTTTCGCGCTGGAGAATCAATGGCAAAGCCCGCTCAACCGAAACCCAATAAGACGCTTAAGGAAGTCATGGCCGGAAACGACGATCTTGCAGTCTCTGTACCCCCACCGGATGTTTCAGACATTGTGAGTGTGGCTAGAGTAAGCGGTTCTGGTGCTCCTGTGCTGGACGAGTGGGTCACGGCGCTGCTGATCATGCACGGCGTCAAAGCCCGCTGGGTGATCAACTACTGGCTGGTCTCGAATAAAGCCGGTGCCGAGTCCGGCATCTCGAAGAACTATACGTTCGACGAGGTGCAGTCTGTTCTGAAAGATATGGCTGGACGGACTGCTCGACGTTAGGACATAATGAGTGTATGACACGAACTCGCGTCGGCGATAGGGAACGGATCAACTTCTACTTCGACAAGCAGGTGCTTGAGGCGTTGAAAAAGCTGGCCACCCTGAAGAACACAACCTACTCGGAACTGATCCGAGTCGCGGTGCGAAAGTATGTCGTAGAAGAGGGTACGCGTGCCATCGCCGACGGAATCATCATCAAAGAGGTGCGACGATGAAAAAGCTATGGGGTATGCTTCGATACGACGAATGCGAGTGCCATCCATTACCGAGCTTCGGTCCCTTCAAGACCTACCCGCTCAAATACATCCAGGAGATGCACCTACCTCCGGTGGGCGCGATCATGATCGACCTGGCGCGGCCGTACAAAGGTACACGAACCTTCGGCGTGTTCGTCAAGGCGTTCGGCAAACTCTGGATATTTTCCCCGGTATATACTCATGCGAAACGTTGAAGCGCCGTTGCACACAACCATTGGAGACGCATTCCGCGACACGATCAAGCGCGGTGTGCATGTCACTCGCGCAGCGAAAGACCCAGTGCGCGTGCCGACGGACCCGATCATCGTCGCCATCGCGGAGAAAGCATTATGTCATCTCGGCCTTGGTACCAACTGCTTCACACTAACAAATGTGTATGGTGTTGAAGTTGAGATTTCCTACGGTGCGAGTGTCGAGCAATGGCAGAACGCGGCGAACCAGCTATTAGAAAGGGCGATGGATGTGCCATGAGCATGAACACGATATTTGCGAAGTTCCTAGGACGGAATTACCATCTTGCGTTGCTGATATGCATCTGCGCATTTTGGCTGTGCTTGACCAGGAGAATGACTGGCAACGAGTATGGAATACTAGTCGGCGGCGTGTTTGCTAGCTTTCGGATTGGTGATGCCGTGGTGAATTGGATTCATGCGAATAAGACTGATGACCTAGACGAGACGCACAAAAAACCATGACTGACGCCAGCGAAGACTTTTCTCAAATCCAGTTGCCAGAAGTTCCTGCTTCTCCGACCGCGACGGATGGCATCACGTCCCACGACGCCCGCTTGATATGGGACTTGGTGTCTAACATCCGCCCGCGCAGTCAGGTGCTGGCAGACTACGGCCTGACGACTGCCGACCTCGTGGCGAAGACCCGCAACGGCATCTGGGCCGGTGCGTATCGCGAGGCGGAACGCGTGTGGAAATCGGACATGAATGCGAAGACCCGCATTCAGTTGAAGGCACAGTTCCTTCTGGAAGACTCACTACCGACGTTGTTTCGGATCATCACGCAGGATGGCGTCTCGATCAATGCGAAGCTCGAAGCCATCGAACAGCTTACAAAAATTTCCACGGTGACAAACGTGCCGAAGGAAGGCGCGACCATGGAGAAACATAACATCACCATCAACATCGGCGGTGATACCAAACCCATCACAGTAGTAGCGGAGATTCCCAATGTCGGAACTAGTATCCTCACAGCCCCTTAAAGAAGTCGTCCAGCCTAATGTAGAAGTTGAGCCGGACTTCCCTTACGGCGCACCGGTCAAAGGCAAGGTCTACGTCATGGACCACAACTATCGCACTGGCGGTCTCGAAGATGGAACCGACCACACCGTGCGGATCATCATCATGTCCGAGGAGTCATGGGGCGACTTCGGCACGAAGATGGAGACAGCCCGCGCCGTCCTTCGGGCTCAAGACCAAAAGATCAAAACTATGCACGCTGAAGGTCAAGCGCGCGATAGAGTCAACGCCGATTTGCTTTCCCGCCTTGATGCCCTTCGCGCAATTCGGCGCGCGGAGAAGCGTATTGATATTGAAGCCGACCTCAATCTACCGAAAGGAACCTGACCCATGTCCACGACAATCGATATCCTCAACAAAGTTCTGACCAACGTGCAGAACAACCGCGAGCAGATCGTGAAGCAGATTGCCGCCAGCAAAAAGGCGCTGCCGACCGACTCCGCCGTCCTCGACGCCATCGAGCTTCTCACCAAAACGTTCAATGGCAATGTCCAGGAGATCGGACAAACCATCGGCGCGAAGCTGCAGATCGACTCGATGGAAGCGAACCTCCCCGAGTTCGATGCACTGATCGCGGGCTTGCACGTGGTACTGGCCGACGAGACCAACGTCGAAGCAGCGACTGCGCTGATCGTCGCGGGGGCGACCGCATCTGACCCTCTTTCTGACGCCGCTGGAAACAGCCAACCTTCAGCGGCAAATGACGCGGCATATGTCGAAACTCCCGCCGTCCTTGCGCAAACGAGTGACGCCGGAAATACGCCGGGGCCGAGTGAAGCGGTCAACGGAACTCCTGCTGCGTAAGCATTACCGAATGATATGAGCGATCTGAACTACACGGCACCGCCGACCCTCGCGGAATTCATGCGCTCTAATCAGCGCATCCGAATTGTGCGCGGGCCGGTGGGGTCGGGTAAGTCGTCTGCCATGGTCATGGAGTTACTGCGGCGAGCTTTAGAGCAAGCCCCTGATCCCAAGGATGGGATTCGGCGCACCCGCTTTGTAATCGTTCGAAACACGATGCCGCAATTGAAGACTACGTCGATGAAGACTATAAATGAGCTACTGCGCGGTGTCGCCGTTTATAGGGCGCAGGATCATAGCTTTGACATCAAGTTTGGCGACGTGGAGTCCGAATGGATTATGCTCCCTTTAGACACGCCCGAAAACGTCCAGCGCTTGCTATCACTAGACTTGACCGCAGGCTGGCTCTCAGAGTTGCGGGAGTTGCCCCCGCAGATTTTGCTCGATGTATTATCGCGTTGTGGACGTTACCCATCAATGATGAACGGTGGTCCGACTTGGTATGGCGTTATTGGAGAAACAAACTCGTTCAGCGAGGACTCACCGTGGAATGCAATATTGGAAGAAAAAGATTTGATGGGTAAGCCGCTCCCGGCTACGTGGGGCTACTGGACTCAGCCCGGAGCCCGCGAAGCTGTCGCGGAGAACAAGGCGAACCTCGTGCCTGGATATTACGAGGATTTGATCGAGTCAAACTCACCCGAGTGGGTCGAGCAGTACATCGACAATCGGATCACACCAAGCCTCTCAGGAGAAGCGGTGTTCCGAGCCAGTTTTAACCAAAATTTTCATATTGCCAAAGCTGAGCTTATACCGATCCCCGGCACCATGCTGATCATCGGCATGGACTTCGGCCGTAACCCCGCCGCCGTCATCACGCAGATGGACCCACGTGGCCGTCTCACTGTGCTGGACGAGTTGGTGGAGCAGGGCATGGGTGTCGAGCAATTCGTCATCACGCGGCTCAGGCCGCTCCTGGCGCAGCCTAAGTACGCACGGCTGCCTGCAGGCGTCTGTGGCGACCCGAGCGGCGTGGCGCGCTCGCAGATCGGCGAGGAGTCGGTGTTCGCGGCGCTCAAGCGTCTCGGCCTGTCGGCTCAGCCCGCCCAAACGAACAACATCGAGCCCCGGCTGCGCGCCGTCGAGAAATGGTTACTTCAGCAACGCGACGGCGGCGCGGCCCTTTTGATCAGCCCGCATTGCCACACGCTGATCACAGCGCTGCGCAGTCGATACCGCTATGCTCGCAATAAGGGCGACGGTATTTTGAAGCCGACCCCGGATAAGGGGCACCCGTGGAGCGACATAGCAGATTCGTTTCAATACGCCGTACTGGGGCATAGTGGGACTATTCTTGCCAGGCTTGTGCGTACACGCCATGATAGAGCGGCTCCGCGTTCTAAGTCTAGCGCGGGATGGACTTGATGGCGTATCCTTCGTACTATACGATCTTGACATAATCTACGAGAGAGCAAATGGCAGCAATCCCAGCGGGCATGGCGACTCCCGGAATCGGAATAGGCGGCGACACACCGCAACCCTACGCCAATGCCGCTCTCGGGAACTCAGCCCGCGCCGCCTCACCGATCCCCGGGGTCTTCGATGGCGCTGGCGCGCAGTCGAATAGGAAACCTGATAAGAGCCTTGAACCAATGCGTCATCAAGGTAGAGGTTTGTTGCGTGTGATCGGCAACGACGAACTAGATGCTGCGCACAAGCGTTCGATTGACCTTTCCAAAATTGATAGCGAAATAGCTTCAGACCTTGCGAATTATATCCGGCAGCGATTTGAAAAAGCTGTTCGCCATCGTCGCGTGATAAGTGTAGATGATGAGTTGATTCGTGATATGAGAAGCTATAATGGCCAATACGATCCGGGAAAACTCCAGGAAATTGAGAGCTTTGGTGGATCGGCTGTATTCTCTCGCCTCATGTCGATGAAGTGTCGCGGCGCGACCGCGCTTCTACGCAACGTGTATATGAACTCGGATCGTCCATGGACGCTCTCGCCGTCAGCTGACCCCGAGATTCCCGATGGCATTGATACGCATATTGCGACATTGGTACATCAAGAGGTCATGTCCGCCAACCAGCAGGGCAACACAGTCCCGCAGGAAGCGATTTATCAGCGTCTCGAAAACCTCTATGAAGCGGTGAAGCTGGCGGAGCGCCAGAAAGCTGAAGAGGAAGTGAAGGATGCGCAGCGGAAGATCGACGAGGTACTGGAAAAAGGAGAATTTTACCGGGCTCTGAGTGACTTCCTATCGGACCTCCCGGTGTATAAGTATGCTGTGATCAAAGGACCGGTTACTCGCCGCGCGACGACTCTGCATTGGGATAAAAATAAAAAGATGCATGCTCGCGAGGAAGCCCGCTTCTACTGGCAGCGCGTGTCGCCATGGGATATTTGGTTCTCGCCGGGTGCGACGCAGATCGAGAACACCGAAGTGTTCGAACGCCAGCGCATGAGCGTGATGGACCTGTACAACCTGATCGGCCTGCCTGGATATCGCAAGGAAGATATTCGCGCAATTATTCAGGCCTATGAGGGCCGGGGTTTCAAAGAGTGGATTCAGATTTTTGATTACGAGCGCGCGCAGATGGAAGGGCGCAACAACGTCCTCGACGACACGTTCATCAATGCCATCGAGTTCCACGGCCATGTTCTTGGCCGCTACCTCATGGAGTACAACGTCCCCGGTGTGAATGATCCCTACAAGCCATACTTCATTACGGCCTGGATGGTGGACAAGCGCATCTTCAAGGTGATGATGAACCCGAGCCCGCGCCTGCGCGTGCCGTACTACGTCACTTCCTTCGACAAACTCCCGGGTACTCTGTACGGCAATGGAATTCCAGCGCTGGCGAACGACCTCACCGACGTGATCAACGCGACGCTTCGCGCGCTCGTGAACAACATCTCCATCGCCTCCGGCCCGCAGGCTGTGATCGATGAAGAGTTGATCAGCCCGACACAGGATGCATCGCTGTCGCCGTGGAAAGTCTGGAAATATACGGGTGATCCATCGAATCCGAATCGCACTCCGGTCACGTTCTTCCAGCCGAATTCGAATGCGCAGGAATTGATCGCGATCATCGATAAGTTCTCGACGATGCTCGATGACGTGTCCACAATCCCACGCTACCTGACTGGCTCGGGTCCCGGCAGCGGCGCTGGTCGCACGGCCTCGGGACTATCGATGCTGATCAACAATGCGAACAAGACTCTCCAGAACGTTGCCGACAACATTGACAACGACATCTTCGAACCGCTGCTGCAAATGCTCTACGACTTCATTATGCTCACGGATTCCACTGGAATGCTCCGTGGCGACGAGACCATAGTGGTCGATGGCGTGCGCCAAGCGGCGAAGCAGGAACAGGACTTGACTCGCCAGATGGAGTTCCTGAACCTGATCAACAACCCGAACTACCAGACTTTGATCGGGCCGGACATGATGGCGCGGATTCTCCAGAAGGTCGCGGACAATACCGGCATGGAAATAAAGATCAAGCAACCCGGCGACATGCCCGGTGCGCCGCCTCCGGGGATTTATGTCCCTCCGCCCCCCCCCCCCCCCCCCCCCCCCCCCGGGGTGGAAAAGAGTTTGTTCCGCGAAGTGGCCCAAGCGCCAACTGCGACTCGTGGGGGCGGGGGGTTCCGGCCCCCCCACCGGTGGGGGGGGGGGCTCGGCGCGCGGGGGGAGGGGGTGGGGGGGGGGCCATTTGCCGGGAAAAAAGTTTTTCGGCCGGGGGGGGGGGGGGGGGGGGGGGGGGGGGCG